GGTTTCCATTTCATCCAGAATGTGGATCGTTTACACTCGTACGGAGCATCCACATCTTTAATCATGATGCCTTCGAAACCCGCTACTACGGCATCGTTAGCATACCGGCGCAATATATCATGACCCTCACTGATACTAAGATCAACTTCAATGCCATCCATAACCCGGATACAATCAGTATTATCTTCAAGTACAGAACGATATTCTTCTAATATAGCTAATCGCTTATGCTGTTGAGCGTTCCAAAAACCTCGTTCAAAATCATCTAACGGAATAATATCAAACACAGAATACACCATGTCGTTAGTTTCTACATTAGATTTTCGTTGAGCTTGTTTCATTAATGCTTGAAAACTTGCGCCAATAACTTCACCATCTAATACAAAACCTGATTTATATTTAGAAAAAAGTTTAGCAAATTTATTTTTATTTTCTTCCAGTGCCTCTATAATATGTGGAAAGTTTTCAAATGGTTTGCCATTACGGCTGTACAGGTTAACCGTAAGTTTAGTTACGATTGCTAGTACACGAACACCATCCAACTTTTCTTCAAGTCGTTTAACACCTTTCATCTTGCCAAGGTGTTTATTTGAGTCAGTGGCAAGGTGGCATTCAAATACCGGAATAGCCCATTCAGTTTTACCCAGTACTTTATTCAAAGTGCGCTCAGTAATACCGCATCTAAGATCTTTAATTAATACCGGCCGGCACAGATTATTCCACTCCTCGCTGTCAAATTGATTAGCTATGTCTTGTATGGCATCGCGAGCGGAGTGTCCCGTCACGGAGCGAGTCCTTAGTGCTTCGCATAATGCCCAGAACTTAGGCCACGGATTAGTCATATAATCTAATCCTTCTGTTTCGGGTACTTTCTTTACTCCAAATACATAGTAAGGATTATATGCTTGATAACAATTAAACAAGAAACATTGGGCATTTGTTGAACCAAGTTTGGCTGCCATTAATGCTTTTTCAATAACTGATTCTTTATGTAACCGGCTATCACTACTTTTAAGATCACGGATCCAATCTGCAGCCAATTTAATTCCTTCAAATGCTTCTGACTCAAAGTCTGGTGTCATACTCATATTATTTACTTTGACTTTCTTGATGTTTATATTCCCGCTTTAACCAGAATTTATATTTTCTAAAATATTCTTCGCTATTTGGTATTTCTAATATTTGGCCGTAGGACAACATTTCATCTTTGTGCTCGTACCATTTTTCAGTACACCAGTGACGGAAGGATCTTTTTTTCATACCGTTCCTTTTAACATTGACCACATTGCCGTTTGTTCTAAATCTTTTTCAAACTCAGGATATACTCGATCTAGATTATTTTTATCTACTCTAACATAACCTTTGGCTGTTTTTTGATTGATTAATTTTTGTAATTCATACTGGCTTACAATAAGCGATTTAGTCTGTAATTTCTTTCCACGACGCCCCCAGAATGTAACATATTTGGTTGTTCCGAGTTCAATGGCTCCCCATACTTTATCGTGATTTTCTTCTTTGCACCAACCGATAAATGAGAAATTCATTTCTTCTCCATGATATGTTTTATAACTATGTTGGCTTCGGGGAAACCTTGACGCTCTTTAGCTATTACTGTAGTCTCGATCATATCCATCTGAACATCGTGGAGTCCCGATACAAAAGTCATGATATCTTTTCGACTCATAGAATAGCGTAAAGATCTAAACTTGTCATTACTCATTAGTCTTTTCTTTTCCATTATGCCAATTCCTTAGCTTCACGGTTAAACACCATTTCGATGCTAGAGCCCATTACTTGGGCTTCCATCTCATCCCAGCTCAAGTATGGTTCAGGGTAAGTAATTGACCCATCATACTTTAACTGTGATTTTTCGTAGTCAGACAAATAATCATCTTCTTCAAATGAATAGCCTAAGATATACTCGCGAGCACCTTCGGAACTAAATTCAACATCAGCGAGATTAATATAATCTTGGACATCAGCAGTAACATCTACCCCTGTGATTTTGTATTCGGAACCGCCTTTGAACTTCCAATACTGAGGACATTCGCCTGTGCCGTCCCAATCGTGGGCACCATAGTTTTCCATAAATTGTGTGCGGATAACTAACATCATTTTGAAGCTCCTTTTTATTAACTATACAGCTATTATAGCTAAATTGGAATTAATTGTCAACCGGGTACTTCTATATGCTTTACTGTTATTGTTGTTGGGGTTCCTAGCCTGACTTCTTTAGCTGGTTTACATTCAGCTTTCATGCTGGTAAATTTTGTTTGATAATAGGACTGTTTTTCTATACAGTGGTCTTGTGACAGATAAACTGAATGAACTGTGAAATTCGCAGGGTTTGTAGCCCAAAATATTAATGCCCATTTCATATATAAACTCCCGAGTCTTTAGCACGATTATAAAATAAATGACGCCCAACAGTTAAAACATAGCTAGCCGGATCAACCCAATGCGGTTGTTTAATATAATTTGCGTGATAATATAAACTATTATCTAAACCTTTAACCCTTGCGCCTTCTAATACTTTAATCGCAATAGATTTAGATTCTGCCCATAATTCTTTATCGGGTTTTGGTAATTTTTTCTTTAATGTCCAACTAAACTGTTTTTTAGCATATACCACCTTACATATATTATTGCCCCAATAACCAGATTTTACACGATTAACGGTTACATGGGCTACGGCATATTTGCCTGTTTGATTTTCAACACCAGCTTCATAATAGATATTTTTAGTTAAACATTCTATATCGGTGGGAGTATATTTGGTTACATATTTGGTCTGGATAATATCATCTAATTTATCTTCCATACGATCCATTCGTATTTCGGCTCGGAGTAATACTAACCCAAGTAAGATGCAAGCTATAGATGATAAAGTTTTATTCGACATTCATACATTGTATGATTAATTGAATTCTTTGTCAACTATCGATGTTGTATTTTTACAACGGGTTAATTTGTAATAGGCGGTGGGTAAGGGGGTTGTGCTGGCAATAAATTTGCCAGTGGTGGTGGGGTACTTGGATTACTAGGTATATTAGTACTTGGTTTAATTCCAGTCGCGCCAAGACTAGATTGTCCTTGCCGTAAAGTTGCTACGATTGCTTGCCCACCAATAGTAGTTTTATCGGCTACTGCTTCTAAAAATTGCGCTGAGCCGCCAACTGTAGTATCTTGACCGTATGTTGGAAGCGATAATACAAAACTAAAAATTGAAGATGTACTATTTGGAGTTAAATTAGAAAAATTAACTCCAGCTTGTGTCTGAATTGATTTTTCTGAATTTATTTGTGCCGCCATATTGGACCAATTAGAATTTAGATTAGCTGTTTGGTCAGGGTATGCTGTTAATAGTGATGGAATAACATTAGACGTGGCGGCCGGAATAAGGCCAATACCACCGGTGTTTCCAGAAATACTCTGACCGTTAAATGCGGCATATAAATTATCATAAATTCCATTAGCAGGACCAGACGGTATAGTGATAGGCCCGCTAGTAATGTCGCCATAACTTCCATTCGAAGTGGCAGTCATATCAATATAGATATTAGCAAGATTTCCTAGATTCATTGTGCTAGTGATGTTTATAGTATTTTGCATAGCGTTAGCTGATACAACGCCAGCAATAGTACCCATAGCATCGGATATTGTAATGGTTCCGTTGTTACCGCCGCCTGTGCCTAATTTAGAAACAATAGCATTAGCTGAATTTGACGGTACTGCAGTAGTAGCATTAGTGATTAACGGTAATCCATAAGTTGTTTGTATATTAGTTACTGTGTTGGCAAACTGCGGCAGATTCATAGAAGCTATGCCAGTAATTTGTAACATAGATACCGATAATGCTTTATTCGCCAACGCAATATCTGGAGGCACAATTTGATTTAATCTATCTAATGATGTCATGATAATGTGTTCAGTGCCACCAGAGGCAAATATTGTTTTACAGTTGAATTAACTGTGCCAGCCGAATCTAGATAGATATTTTGTGTAACTCCGTTGATGCCAGTAACCGTTAGTGACTGAAAACTATTAGGAAATATTTTATAAGGATTTAATAAATCGGCCATAGTATTAATGTTAGGAGTTGTAACTCCTAACAATGTTAATACTTGTGTCAGTGTCGTGCCAGTGATTTGAGTCATAGCCGCATACATTATTTTTTGATCTGAGTCAGAAACTGTAACATTGGGTTGATTTAATTTCACGACGGTGTCATGATTTACCCCAGCGTTGGCAAAAGCCAACGATATTTCAGGAATTATACCGCCTACCTTGGCTAATTGTTTAACTAATGCTAGTGGAGTACCTAACTCTGCTAAATTACTTAAATTGATCAATCCGCCCAAGGCTTGTAAATCACTACCCCATAACGAGGTACATACATTAACATCGGTAATGCCACCTGTGAATAAACTGTCATTACCAGTAAACACGCCGCCTAGATATGATTGACTATTAACCGCTGAATTTATGAAACTATTAGTTACGCCATTGTATCCAACGAGTGCGCTAAAACCTTGACAAAATACAGATACATCTTTTCCTGATCCTGAAGAAATATAAGAGTTAGCAATCTGTACTAATAGGTCGGAAAATAATTCTTCAGTTGGGTGTATGTTGCTAGTAGACGGAATACTGTCGCTTAATGCTGGGCATGTATTTTCGGCTAAGGAATATAATTGTACTAAAGTATTTGCGGCAAGATTAGCTGTTTTTGCGTTTGCTATAGCATTCTTTAAATCTTTAACATAAGGAAGATTATTATATGTTACTATGTTTGTTAAAAATTCTGCGTTAACACTAATACCTTCATTATATAATAAATTGGCGGTAGCAGTTACTTGAAAAGGAGTTAATGTACTTGCCATATCAACTTGCTACGTCAGGACTACCTTGAATGCGAGTGTGACCACAACTGTCAACATCGCCCACAAATATTATTCGTTTGCCCTTAACCTTGATATTTTGTTCAGTG